ATACTGCTAGAAATTTCTTTGATATTAAATACCAAATGATGCTAAATGATTTAGCTGACTTTGCAACATTTTCTGGAGATTTGGCTTATTATGAACAAATTCAACAATACTTAGCTTTATTAGATACAAAATTAAATGGTGCACCAATAGTAAATTTTGCCAGAAGACAAAACAGATTATACATTCATGGAGATTTTGCTGATGGCGATATTAAGGTTGGCGATTTTATAGTTGCTGAAGTTTATAGTATAATTAATCCAACAACTCATACTAGTGTTTTTAATGATATGTGGTTGAAAGAATACACAACAGCTTTGATCAAACAACAATGGGGATCTAACCTTATTAAATTTGATGGAATGCAATTACCAGGAGGAGTACAATTAAATGGCCGACAAATATATGATGATGCTACTAATGAAATAGTTTCTCTCAGAGAAAAAATTAGAATAGAGCATGAATTGCCACCAGATTTTTTCATGGGATAATATATGGCCACTAACTTCTACTTCCAACAAGGAGTAAAATCCGAACAAGATCTTTATGAATCTATAGTTATAGAATCTATAAAGATGTATGGTCAAGATGTCTACTATCTTCCAAGAGACCTTGTAAATTTAGATGATGTATTTAAAGATGATGCAGCATCACGATTTAACTCATCACATAAAATAGAAATGTATATAGAGAACGTCGAAGGATTTGACGGAGAAGGTGATATCTTTACAAAATTCGGAGTAGAAATTAGAGATCAAGCAACCTTTGTTGTTGCAAGAAAAAGATGGTCATCTCAAGTAAAACATTATGATAGTGAAGTAACATCGGTTAGACCTTTAGAAGGCGATCTTATATACTTACCTTTTGCAAAAAAATTATTTCAAATTCAAAGAGTTGAACATGAATCACCTTTTTATCAATTAAAGAACGTTCCAGTATATAGATTGTTCTGTGAATTATTTGAATATAGTGGTGAAGATCTTGATACCAATATAGTTACTATTGATAATGTAGAGAAAACCGGATATGAAGTAGCTCTTACATTACAAGATTCAAGTGCAACTGGATTTCATATTGGAAATGTTATAAGACAACAATTTTCAGATAGTGCATTAGGTACTGTTAATTTAACTGCTGAAATTACTGAATATAATGATTCTACCAATATATTAAAAGTTACTCATTTAAGTGCTACTGATGGCAAGTTTCATTTGTTTTCTGCTGGTGACATTACTTCATTAGATTCTACAGGAAATGAAGGAACTAGATTTACTAGAACTATAACAGCAGTCAATGAAGAACTTGCTCAAGCATTAAATCAAAATAGCGACTTTGACACTGTAAGCACAACCTTTTTAGACTTCTCCGAAGAAAATCCTTTCGGCGATCCATCGGATATGTAATATGTTTGGAAACCATTTTTATCATAAAAAAGTAAGAAAATGTGTAGCTATGTTTGGCTCACTATTTAATAATTTATATGTGATTAGATTAAATTCTGCTGGAGCTTCAACTAGTCAAATTAAAGTTCCTTTATCTTACGGTCCTAAAAATAAATTTATTGAGAGAATAAATGAACAACCAGATTTGACAACTGGAAGTAAAGTGGCTATTAAGTTACCTAGAATGTCGTTTGAAATAACAAGCTTTTCATATGATGCTAATAGACAACTTCAAAAGATAGCTAATTTTAATAGAGCTACTTCTATAGGAGATGTTAATTCTAGACAAAAGTTTTTTGTTCCAGTTCCTTATGACATAGGATTTGAATTAAGCATATATGCAAAGAATCAAGATGACGGTTTACAAGTAGTAGAGCAAATTTTACCATTCTTTAATCCTCAATATAGTTTAACTATGAAACCATTTCCGACTGATTTCCCAGATATAAAAGAGGATATTCAAATTATATTAGAAGGTTTAAATTTATCTGATGACTATGAAGGTACATTAGAGCAAAGAAGGACAATAATTTATACTATGTCTTTCACTATGAAAGTAAATTTTTATGGTCCAACACAAAGATCAGATATAATTAGAAAAGCAATTTCTAACGTGTTCAATCAGGGAGCAGGTTCTTTAGATTCTGATCTTTCTATTGAAACTATAACAATAACACCTAAACCAACAGATGTTAGTCCCGATAGTGATTTTGGTTTTAATGAATCTATAGTGATTAATTTTGATAGCGCTGCGAGTTAACAATGAGTAAAAAAAATATTAAAGATGATTATGAATATTCTCGAGAAACTTACTATGATCTTTTAGAAAAAGGTAAACATAGTTTGGAATTGATGATAGAAGTTGCTAGAGAATCAGAACATCCTAGAGCCTTTGAAGTTCTTTCTGGCATGATGAAAAACATGGCAGACATTAATGATAAATTAATGGATTTAAATAAAAAAGAAAAAGAAATAAGTAATGAAGATGATAAAAAACAATTAGGTAACACTACTAATAATAATGTGTTTTTAGGATCTACTTCTGACTTGCAAAGACTTTTAGGCAACAAGGATTTTGTGAATGTTACACCAAAAAGAAACGTATCTAACTAACACCAATGTAAAAAGAGACGGAGTAGTTCAAAACTGGAAAGCTGAAGATGTTAAAACTTATCATCGATGCATGAAAGATCCAGTGTTTTTTACTCAAAACTTTATTAAAATAATTTCTTTAGATACCGGATTAATAAACTTTGAACTTTACAAGTATCAAAGAAAAATGTTTAAACAATTTAGTGATAATAGATTTAATATTGTTTTAGCTTGTCGACAATCCGGAAAATCAATATCAGTATGTGCATATCTTTTATGGTATGCATTATTCAATCCAGAAAAAACTATAGCTATATTGGCAAATAAAGGAGCGACTGCTAGAGAAATGCTATCTAGGATAACACTTATGCTAGAAAATATACCTTTTTATTTACAACCAGGAACTAAAGCTTTAAATAAAGGTTCTCTTGAATTTAGTAATAATTCTCGTATTATAGCGGCAGCAACTTCTGGATCTTCTATTCGTGGTCTTTCAGTCAATTTATTATATTTAGATGAATTTGCGTTTGTAGAAAGAGCATCAGAATTTTATACATCTACTTATCCTGTTGTAACTGCCGGCTCTAATACCAAAGTTATAATAACATCAACTGCAAATGGAATAGGAAATACATATCATAAATTATGGGAAGGCGCAGTGCAAAATGTAAATGTTTTTAAACCTTTTAGAGTTGATTGGTGGGATGTACCTGGAAGAAACGAAAGATGGAAAGAAGAAACTATTTTAAATACTTCACAATTACAATTTGATCAAGAATTTGGAAATACATTTTTTGGTACTGGAGATACTTTAATTAATACTGAAACTCTATTAGCATTAAAAGCAGAACAGCCTATACAAAGAATGGAAAGCACTGCTTTAAATATATACAAAAAACCTGTGGATAAACATAATTATGTCATGACAGTGGATGTCGCAAAAGGAAGAGGACAGGACTATTCAACTTTTACTTTGGTCGATATTAGCACTAGGCCTTTTGAACAGGTGGCTGTGTATCGCAACAACACTATCTCTCCTATTCTCTTCCCTACTATTATCTATAAATATGCGAAATTGTACAATGAAGCATATGTAATAATAGAGTCAAATGATGTAGGACAAGTAGTTTGTAATGGATTGTATTATGATTTGGAATACGAGCATGTTCATGTGGAATCTGCTATAAAGGCTAATGCTATCGGAGTTGAAATGACAAGGAAAGTTAAAAGACTTGGATGCTCTGCGATAAAAGACATTTTAGAAACTAATAAATTAAATATATATGATGAACATACTATATTAGAAATATCTACTTTTGAATCTAGAGGAACATCTTACGAAGCTTCTGATGGAAATCATGATGATCTTATGATGAATCTAGTAATGTTTGGATTCTTTGCCACAACAGACTTTTTCTCAGATATGACTAATATTGATATAAAGCAAATGATGTTTAAACAAAAAATGAAAGAAATTACAGATGACCTTCCACCATTTGGTCATATTGATAATGGTGAAGAATTTATGCAAAGTTTAGAAGAGCAAGAAGACAGCCGTACGCGAGGTTGGTTAGTAGAATATCC